TAATGAGGAAATCAAGGCGGCTCTGGGAGAAACGGATGTGACAAGGCCGGTTGTTGATGAGGGGGTGGAGTTTGAGCAGAGAATCCCCGCAAAAACAAGCGGAACTATAGAGAATGCTGAGCTTACAAAGCAAGTAATTGATACAGCTAAGTCTATAGAGGCGAAACTAGGGCTTCAATCCTTCAATGTCTTTTTGTCAAACAAGGGGGATATTAAGCTTGATCAAATTATAGTTCCAAAAGATAAGCGTAAAACAGGTATTGGTACACAGGCACTGGAAGAATTGGTTGCTTTTGCTGATTCTGTGGGAAGAAGAGTCACGCTTACCCCAGCAACAAAAGATGATGCCCACGGAACAACATCAAGGGCGAGATTGATAAAGTTTTACAAGCGGTTTGGATTTATTGAAAACAAAGGTAGAAACAAAGATTTTGCTATTTCAGATGGAATGTATAGGGACCCTAAAGAAGTTTCTTTCACTTCCTCAGGGGTAGCCCGTCAGATAGGCAGGGAGCTTTTTCAAAAAAAAGATAAAATACTTGATAAAGAAAATATATATTCAGTTGATGAATACATAAAAGCTCCACCGAGAAGAATAAATATTGATACCCTAAAAGAGATTAATAAATTAGGTATCGAAAATTCAAAGTTAGGTAAATTTCAAGCATATCATACCCCTGTATACCAAATGGCTTATGACCTTGGACAACAAGGTCAAGATATTTCTGATTTAAAAGCAATTAAGGGTATTCGTTTTGGGCCATCTCCAGAGTTTGGTGTTTCAAGGAATGTTAGAGATGATATTTCTGAAAAAGGACTATCATTGGCTCAAAAACATGGTGGTAAAATGATAGGTTCTGCAATTTTCTTTAAAGATAGATTGGCTTATGAATATGAAGGAATTGAGGTTGACTCTGGTTCCGATGGTGAACCTATAATATTGCCATTACATGTAGAGGACCTTGATTTTGAAAGCGAGTTTTTTCAAAAAAAACAACCTATCTTCTTTTCTAAGTTAGAACACGTCATAATAGATAAAGTTCAAAAGAAAGCTTCATCCCAAGATGTTTTAAATCTCATTAAAAAAGGTGACGTCAAATCTGAAGAACTTAAGTGGTCCGGGATTGAAGATTACCTGAAAGGGAAGAAGACTGTCACAAAGGATGAAGTGTTGGAGTTTCTGAGGGCTAATCGGATTGAGGTGACTGAGGTTGAGAAGGGCAGATCAGATATAAAAGATCGCATTCTGGAAGCTGATGCACTTAAATCTGAAGCTAATCGAGCGTTCAGGGCTGCCGCTGATGCTACCGATTTATCGCGGATAGACATTGCCAACATAATCCTGGGGGATGACACTGGTGCATCTAAGGCGCTGGAATCTTTAGAAATAGGTGACGAAGAAACAAGAGAGGCTGCGAGGAGTATGTGGGACGCAGGTTCTCAGATGAATGCGATACTTGAAGAAGAGAGAGCAGGGAGAGATGTCGAAACCAAGTTCTCCGAATACACTCTCCCCGGCGGTGAGAATTACAAAGAGCTGCTGCTGACGTTGCCGATAGCACCGGGTGTTGCGGCAAGAGAAACTTTCAAATCCTCCCACTTCGACGAACCCAACATCCTCGCGCATGTACGTTTTAATGAGCGCACCGATTCAGAAGGTAATAAGGTTCTCTTCCTTGAGGAAGTGCAGAGTGACTGGGCGCTGGAGGCGAGGAAGAAGGGTGTTAAGCTCACGTCTTTAGACATTAGGAAGATTGCAGATAAACACTACGACCTTGTAGATAATACCGGGCGAGTAGCGGACAGTATAACAGAAGATACCTATAGTGGCCCTTGGGACAAAGCCTCCCTCGAAAGGGTCAGGGATAGGGCACTCAAGACGGCCAAGCTCGACACCAGCAGAGTACCTGACGCACCATTCATACAAAAGAACTGGACCGAACTGGCGCTCAAGAGAATGCTTCGCTATGCTGCTGAGAACGACTTTGACAAGATGGCGTGGATCTCCGGGGAGCAGACTGCGGATAGGTATGACCTGAGCAAGCAAATTGATACCGTTGATTACAAAGAAACCGCAAGTCAACTCGTGGCGAAAGACAAGGATGGCAACGAAGTTATTAAAGAGTACGGTGTTAACAGGGCAGACCTTGAAAGGTACGTGGGAAAAGAGCTTGGGCAACGCCTGATAGACAAAGGTAAACAAGAAGGTCTGATAGGGCATTACAGATTAGAAGGTACCGACCTCAAAGTAGGCGGCGAATGGGCGTTCACTCTGTATGATAAAGTCATTCCGAACTTCCTCAAGAAGTATGGCAAGAAGTGGGGAGCTAAGGTTGAAGAAACCAAATTACCTGAAATCGGTGAAGAACAATCCATCCCCATCACTGATGAAATGAAGCAAGCTGTCCTTGAAGTCGGGCAACCGTTATTTCAGGCCGCCGGACCAATCCGAGCCGGTTCAATACTACTAACCGATCAACAGGCAGTAATCACCCTTTTTGAAGAGCAAGACCTATCAACAGCCCTTCATGAATTCGGACATCTATTTATTGATGAACTTTCAAGGGATGCTGCCCTTCCGGGTGCACCACAACAGATTAAAGATGATTTTCAGACAATCCTTGATTTTGTGGGTGCCAAGTCTGCTGAAGAGCTCAATCCCAATACACACGGAGAAGATGCGGTTGAAAAGCAAGAGAAGCTTGCCATGGCGTTTGAAGCTTATCTTCGAGAAGGCAAAGCTCCTTCCGTTCAGCTTCAATCTGCATTCCAGTCTTTCAAGGCATGGCTCAAGCGTGTTTATGAAACTATTCTGAATCTTGGTGTTGAAATCAACGATGAGATCCGGACTGTCTTTGATAGGATGATTGCTACCGATCAGGAAATTGAAGATGCCGAGGCCTTTCATAAGTTTAAACCGGTGTTTAATAATGCCGATATTATCTCTCAGGAAGAACTTGACAGGCTTAATCTTGCTGCTGAGAAGGCCACAAGGGCGGCTGAAGATGATCTTCTGAAAGAGGCAATGAAAGAGGTCGCCAGGGAGAAAACAAAGGCATGGAAGGAAGAGAGGGAGCGTACACGCACACAGGTTGAGTCTGAGATTAATCAGCAACCGGTTTATCAGGCCTTTCACTACCTGACTACCGGGGAAGCTTTGGTTGGGGAATTACCTGAAGGACATGTTCCCTATAGATTGTCCAGGGAAGCTTTGGTTGATACCTACGGCAAGGAGATATTAAGGCGCCTACCGAAAGGCAAAAAAACAGTTTATGAGCCGGGCGGCATTGATCCTGATGTGATTGCCGAGCAATACCGGTTTACTTCCGGTGATGAAATGGTTCGGGCCTTCCTTCGTATGCAACCGAGGAAAGATGTCATTGAGAATGAAACCACTATTCGCATGAAAGAGAAGCATGGTGACATGATGGTTGATGGCCGCATTGAACAGGAAGCCATTGATTCCATTCATTCCGATGCCAGGGCTTCATTCATGCACGTTCAATTAAAGGCGCTCAGTAAACGTGCCGGACTCGAAGTCACACCAAAGCAGGTATTAAAGCAAGCGGCAACGCGGATTGTTGCCGGTCGCAAGATAAAGAATCTGCACCTTGGACGGGTGGCTAATGCCGAGATAAGAGCATCAAAGGAACTTCTCAGGACTGCCACTTCTGGTGACTTTCAAGCTGCCGTAAACGCTCAGTATACGCAATTGCTTCAACACTACATCTACATGGAGACAAGGAAAGTAAAAGATGAAGTTACAAGGGGTGTAAAACGTGTTAAGCAGTACAACAAGACCTCTACCAGGGAAAAGATTGGCAAGTCCGGCCATGATTACCTTGAGAAGATAGACGGAATTTTAAATAACTTTGAATTCAGGCTGTCACTCAGGAAACTTGAAAAGTTGAAGGGCTATAAAGATTGGGCTGAAGCGCAAAGGGAGGCTGGCAACTTCATCGATATTCCAGATGGATATTTCGATGGTGCCGACAAGAAGCATTACCGGGAACTCACTATTGATGAATTTCGGGGTATTCAGGATGCGCTTGAAAATATCAAGACCGTGGCGCTTAACAAAAATCGGTTACTCACTGACCGGGAAAAGCGTTTGCTTGAAGACGCTGTTTCGGAGTTGGTTGATTCCATCAATGGCAATTGGAGGGGTAAAAGAAAACCTCCTTATTTAGACAAGTCTGATTTTGAGAAGAAAAAAGATATTGTTGTCAAATCTTATTCTCTCAGGAAGTTTGAATCATGGGCAAGGGAACTTGACGGCTACAAGCCTGAAGGCCCAATGCAGAGTCTTGTCTTCAGGACAATATCCAAAGCTACTGATGATTATGAATTAAAGACTCAGGAATTTGCCGGGGCATTCCGGGATATATTTGAGGGCTTTACAACCAAGGAATTCCGCAATGCAACAAACAAACGTCAATACTATGCCGAGGTCGATGCCTCGCTGACAAGATCGTCACTCTGGATGATAGCCCTTCATTATGGCAACAAGGAAGGCAGGGAGAGACTGACGACTGGATTTAATTGGTCACAAGATCAGATTGAATCCCTACTTGAAAATCTCAACGAGAATGAATGGAAGTCTGTTGATAAAGTCTGGAAGTATCTTGAATCACGCTGGCCGGAAACTGCCGAGCTTGATAAGAGAACCAAGGGCGTTGTCCCTGAAAGAGTACAGGCGATACCGATTGTGACAAAGTTCGGATCTTTTGATGGGGGTTATTTCCCTTTGAAATATTCAAAGGCACTGTCCGACAAGGCGGTTACTCATGAAGCTGAACAGCTTTACAAGGATTTAAAGCGTGGCATGATGGGTAGGCTCGGAACTCGAAAGGGCCGGACGATTAAAAGGCTTGAGACGGTTGGCTCTGATTTAAAGTTAAGGCTTGATCTTGATGTTCTTTTTGAGCATGTGCAGGAAACAAATCATGATACATCTTACAGGGAGGCCCTACATGATGTAGAGAAGATCATCAATCACCCACGCTTCACTGATGCTGTCCGTAATACTGCCGGGGATGTCAGACTTGATATGATACGTGAATGGCTCCAGGATGCCGTTATTGGTGATATTGTTAAGCCAGTAAAGTTCGGGGAATTATTCTTCGGACACGTCAGGAGAAGAACAACCTTTATGACGATGGGCTGGAAGCTGTCAACGGCACTGGTACAGCCTTTGGGTTATACTCAATCAATGGCAAGATTCATTCAGGATGCTGGCAGCGTCAAGGAGGGACTCTATTATTCAATTAAGGGTGTGAATAATTTCTTTGGTTCTCCCGCGAAGATGAAAGAGAAATATGATTTCGTCATGGAGAATTCCAAAATGATGAAGACCAGGCTGACAAATTACGACCGGGAAGTTCATGACTCTTTAAAGCGTCTTAAAAAAGGACGGCTCTTGGATGAATACGAAAGAAGTCTTTTCCTCCATATTGCTAAAATGCAGATGCTTGTCGATATGCCAACATGGTTAGGTGCCTATGAATATGCCCTTGATACCTTTGCCGCCCAGGACACAAAGAAAGCTGCGGCCCATGCGGATAGTGTAGTGAGATTGACACAGGGTAGCGGTATTAATATCGATCTCTCCCCGATTCAAAGAGGCGGGGAAACTCAGCGAATCCTCAATATGTATATGACTTTTTTTAATACCACCCATAACATGCTGGTTGATGAATTTAAGTTGACTCAACGGGCGGGGTCAAAGCGAATAGGGCAATTGGTGTTTAATATCTTCCTGATGACATTTATCCCTTCGGTACTCCACGAAGGGCTCTATGCGGCCGCCGGTGTCGGTGGGCCTGAAGACGATGAGGATTGGGCAACGTGGGCCTTGAAAAATTGGGGCTTATTTATGATGGCGCCTTATCCTGTAGTTAGGGATATTGTAAGCAATGTTGTCGGTGGATTTCCCTATCAAATTTCACCGGTACAGGGAAGCATGAAGGAAGTCAGTAAACTTGCCGCACAGATCAAGCAAGGTGAAGCTGATGCGGCCTTGGCAAGGTCGCTTGTTAAGACCATAGGGCTTGCTCCCGGTGTGCCGCCCATACCGTCAAATCAGTTGTTGTTGACTGGTGAATATTTCTACGACTTCTTAAATGGCACCACTGATGAATTTAGTTTGGTTGAGGCGTTCGTTAAGAAGAATTATAAGGCTAATCGATAAGATGGAGGTTTAAAATGACAGTTCCCTCAGATTTAACAAAAGTAATTCATGACGGCAATGATGTTGCCACGGTGTTCTCGTTCACATTTAAGATTTTTCAAAGCACTGACCTGAAAGTTATACATACTGATGCAAGCAATGTCGAGACTGAGCTTGTCTCTGGTACGCATTACACTGTTAGTGGTGTTGGTGATGCCGCAGGTGGTTCGGTAACCTATCCAATAACTGGTGACCCTTTACCAACTGGTGAGAAGATTACCTTGTGGCGTGTCCCTGTCATTATTCGGGAAACTGACTTTAAAACTCAAGGCGGTTTTTATCCTGATGTGCATGATGATGACTTGGATTTGTTGACCATGATTTGTCAGTATATAAGTGAACTCACTGGCAGGGCGATAACGCTTGGCGTGTCTGATGAAAGCGGGGCTTCAGTGACGTTGCCGGTTCCTGTGGCCAGTACATTGCTTGGGTGGGATAGTACGGGCCTTGCTATTGAAAACATTTCACCTGGAAGCGTGGCGCTTGCCCTACCCGCCAGTGATTCAATCGTTGCATCGATGATTAATGCTGCCGGTACTCAAGCAACGTTGGATAAGCTGCTATCGGGTAATATTGCCAAGTGGCAAAAGGGAGCTGATGTTGCTTCGGCTGCGGCCCTCTCTCTTGGCAGTGATGGGAATATCTTTGACATTACCGGGACCACGGCAATCACTTCAATCAATACTATTGGAATTGGAACTGTGGTGATATTGCAGTTCGATGGGATCTTGACGCTCACGCATCATGCTACTGATTTGATTTTGCCGGGAGCTGCTAATATCACGACGGCTGCGGGTGACCAGGCGATTATGTATGAGTATGCTACTGGGGATTGGCGGTGTTTGGGGTATAACAGAGCAAGTAGCTTGCCAATGATACTTGATACTGCCCAGACGGTTACGGGGGACAACACCTTCTCTGGAGCCAACACTTTCTCTGGAGCCAACACTTTTTCTGGAGTTAATACTTTCTCTGGGGCAGGGGCGCTAACAAGTCCTATAATAAATAGCCCTTCTTCTAGTGGTCATGTTTATGGTGGGACTTATTCTCCATCATCCACAATAATAGCAAATATTGACGCCATCGGCACCGTGAATGGTTTTTATACAAGGGTGGGAGATATAGTAAGTGTAAGTATCTGGGCCAATTTAGATGTGACAGCTACGGCAACAAAGACAGAGCTTAGAGTAGCCCTCCCTATTGCAAGCAACCTATCGGGCGCAAACAGCCTAGCAGGGACAGGCAGCTTCTCAGCTAATGCGGGGGCGACTTTTGCCAGTGCGGTGGTTCTTGGTGATTCAACAAATGATGAAGTTGAAATTAACTTCACTTCAGTAACAACAAGTGTGCATGATGTAAGAGTTCAGTTTCAATATAAGGTTGATTGACTTTTAGGGGCCACAATCGGCCCCTTTTGAATTGGCAGAGGTAGCAGGGCTCGAACCTGCAATGCCGGGATCAAAGCCCAGTGGTTTATCAATTAGCCTATACCCCTGTATAAATGTTCAATCAAGCCGACTTCGCGGCTTATTTATTTGTTATCTGTCATCCAATGGGTCGCCCAATGGATGGACTTCACCAGCATCGCACCCATCACATTTAACGATGGTTTTGTAAAACTCCTGATTGTCTTTTTCCTCGTCAAAAACGACTATCCCGCCAGCCATGTTTTGTTGTAATAAAAACTCAGCCTCTAACTCGTCTCCACTTGGTTTTTGAGTAATCTCTAGACCGGCGTATTCAGCCAAGTCTATAATTTCTTTGGTTGTCAGGTACATTCGATCAGCCTCCACAGCTAACAATAAAAATTAAATCGGACTTCGCTACGCTACGCCGTTTATTTTTGGCGGTTAAGCGGCTCCTTCTAATTGCTTTCCATTAACCAAGAACATCGCCGCTGAAAATCCCCTTGGCGTTTCACTTCTTATATTTTTAGTCTTTAACGATCTGCCACCCAGCTTCTTATGTTGGCGGCTATAGCCCAATTCTGGCTGAACCTCAATTTTAGGCGGCATCACAAAACCGTTCCCTCCCCAGAGGCAAGTTTTCTTCGGGTAAGCGTCACGCGGGGCTATATATTCAGGCCAGCGTGGGTGTTTATCATCTTCCGGCAAATAGCCACCATATTCACTTGGGTTAAAAATATAGTCCGGCTTTCTCCAATAGGTGCTTATTGTGCTTATCGGGTTTTCAATCATATAAGGTGCGCCGATAAATTCTGCCAACTCAGCCGCCGTTGCAAATAAATCCACTGCCAGCGCCAAGGCTCTTAATCCCTTTCCCTTAAAGTGTGCGGCCCCACTTACAGCCAAATTGTCACACGGCGGGAAAGCCGCAACAAAAGCGCATCTCTCCACAAGTTCCCTTGGGGGCAACCAGCCACCTCTTATATCAGCCCCAACTCTATACAAGTTTGGGTGCTTTGTGTCCTGGTGTGTGCCTCTTCGGTGCTGTATGTCTACTATATAACAAACATATCCCGCCTTTAGCCAAGGTTCAGCAGTCACTCCATTGAGATCGTAAAGAAAAATAGCAACGTCCTTCGTGGGTGCGCTGCCGCTTAACCCCGCGCTACAAGGTACTTTTGACCCGTCGGCTTTTTTGGCTTTAAGGGGCTTGAAGGTTCCTCCACATATACATAAGTCGCCCTCTCCATAAGTTTCTTCTTCATTGTCGCAGTTATCACACCTTAAAACATCCATCTTTCCATCTCCTCCAGGGTCAAAAGACCCTGAGCTAATTAGTTATTCACCTTGGTGGTGTTGCTCACATTCGCCGTATTGATAGCGGTCTAGGCTCATCACAAAGCGCAATGCCATTGCAGCCGTCTGTATGGCCTCCTGTCTCACATTGGCCACACTGCTGCCTTCTTTGCAGGGCTCGTAGGTCAGTTGCAGCACGGCCTTATTCAACTCGCCATATTCTTCTCCCAATACCGCCAGCGCGTGTAGCGGGTCAGTCGGCCAAGTCGGAAACTTCCGCACAGCCATGTCAAGTTCAGCTTGTATTTCTGCGGTCACTTTCTCTGCTGCTGTCATTGTGTTCTGGTGTTGTATTGCTATATCAATTGCATCTGCGCTCACTTCTTGCTTGTCTTCCAGCGGGTCAAAATCAAGTCCCGGTCCAAGTTTTGTATGTAATATTTCATCCATTCGATCTCTCCTTTCCAAGGTCAAATAACTCCGTAAATTTTTTATTAATTAATCCTTGTATTTCAGGGTCTACTTGTTCCATCTCATCAATTCGTGCAATAACAGCCGCCGCTCTAATATCATTTGCCAAGTGAAAAGCTTCCAGCGCTTTCATTCCGTAATCGCTCCCATCCGGCATCCTAATTAATACATGATCAGGCTCATCGCATCGGGCCTTAGTACCCGACACTGAAGCGGAATTGCTAACATTCTCTGCAAATCTAACCCCTGCCTTGAATCCTTCGCCAAAATAAGCGTTATGACCAGCTTCTTGGTAGGCACGGTCTAAACCCTCTTGCACTTTTTTATCGTCCATTCGATCTCTCCTCAATTCAATTGTACGTCTTTCATCCAGGTAGTCCATTCCAACTTTATTAACTAACATGGTTTCAGGAAGAGAGACTTCACGATCATAGACCCTACAAAGGAATCTTCCATCTCTTGTCCGCCTTATAACTTTGATTGGGTGTCTAAAATAGACATTTTCCCCTTCTTTTATCTCGCTACACTTCGCTTCGCTCACGCGCTTACCTCCATCCAGGCTTTCTATCTTTCAAAATAATAGGCAGCAATTCTTTAGCGTGCCTATTCTTACTGCCCATATATTTCATCGTTAAACTCCTAGTAAACGCAACATAACCAAGGCATTGACTCGGACAAACCTTCGCAGTGCTCGGGTTTCCGGTTATGCTAGGCGTTAGGTGCGTAGTTCGTGGATTATTTGGTCCAGCTCTTTGCGCTGCCTTTTAAGCACCTGTTGCTGTTCAGCCAGCTTTTTTATTTCCCAAGCATTGCTGTCAATTTCTCGCATCAAAGCACCCTTATGTTTCTCTAGTGTCGAAGCTAGATTCCCTCTAGCCTGTTTTGTTATTGGCTTCATTCCTCAGCCTCCACTGTTCGTGTTCAATACAAAGAAAATGGGCTTTAGTCGCAATCACTTTCTCCTCAAGATATTTAACAAGTTGCTCGGCGTAAACAAAGCCGTACTCCTTGGCAATCTTGTCGGCTTCGATTGCCCCGACCATAACGCTATTGCGATAGATCACGCCGTTTTCTGTTGTTATGGTGTCATTCATGATCAACCCCCTCATTCTGCATATCGCACCCATCGCACTGAGCAAAGGCCCCTGTTATGGGTGTACATGCCCTTGCTGGTGGTATGTCTATCCCTGTCGAGATGTAACACTTCGGGTGCTCTTGACTAATTTCTTCCGTCTGTGCGGTTCGCCCTTGCCCCCCTTCTTCTTGCCTATCGGTTTGCTCGGTTTGCATGATACCCCCTTTCTTCTATCAAGATAATATTTGCAGTCCGGGCAGAAATGACCATCTGCCCTTCCGCAATTTATACAGGTTTTTGAACCCCTGAACCAAGTTATCATTCCCCCGCAATGGTGGCAACGCTTGGATGGCATTAGATAAAGTCCCCGTCACCATCCTCCTCGGTGAATTCAGCGTCTTCAATATCTTCTTCCTTGGGCTTAGATGCGGTGGCAGTATCAGATGACTTGGAAGGCCCGGACTTCTTCCCCGTCGCTTCCTTGACTGCGGCGGCTGCCTTGGTTTCTTTGGGAGCGTCTTCCTGCTGGTCAGAGATGTCGATAGGCTCATGGCCTGATGTGTCCGGTGCCATATCATAGTTCTCGTTGTCATGCTCGAACAATCTCTCAAGGTCACTTGACATTGGAAGGCGCTTGCAAAGCCTACGGATAACCGTCTTCTCCCATTGCTGATCCCAGAAAGGACCGTCCCATACCATCTTGGTCTTGGCACAGCTTTTGACCGAATCAATCTTGTCCTTATCCATGACACAGACCTGATAAGAACCGTCCTTCAGATGGGCCACGGCATAGGCGCCAATACCCTTACCTCTTGGGGTGCCGAATCTAGGCGGTACGTGCTTGATATCTTCCTTGATGCCAAGTATATGCTCAAAGTCATCATTCTCATAGACCACATGTGCGGCGATTGTGGAGAGGTCCCCGGAATTTCTGACCTTCTTGATTATGCCTCCGACCATTGGCATGTATTGGCACTCGTTTTTTTTCTTATCCTTATTCCAGAATGTGACAAGAGCGGCTTCCCGTCCGTCGATGACAAGCCCATCTTGGGCGGCCTTCTGACATGCCTGAAAAAGAGAGTTTTTGTCAAGGTTCCCGTCATTAATTTTCCGGGCAATATCTTCCTGCTGGATAGCCGTCAAGATGGTACGGATGAACTTCTGGCTTGGAACTTGGGGCGGCAATGCCTGCTTAAAATTTGACTCCATATCGGTGATTGTTTTGCAGAGTTGCTTTACCGGTGTGAGTTTTGCTACTTCGTTTTTCTTGGTCATGGTTATTCTCCTTTGGTTAGAATTAATTAAGATTGGTATCAGATAGGTCCATGTTTTCTAAAAACATATGTACCCTGTTTAAAAGGATTCCATATCCTACGGCCTTTCAGCCAAGCCCTAATAAATAGCTTTTCATTTTCAAGTCTTTTCCTGTAAGACTTCTGGCTTTCATGTGGTAATCTTTTGTTCCCTTTTGTCATGATCATTCTCCGATAATTCCACCGAGTATCATTAATAATGCGTCCTCCAATTAACTGCCTTTCTTAACATTAACCCTAAAGTTCCGATACCCCTTGCGACCGCCGTATGTTTCCCCCACCATCTCAGGTGTTATCATGGTAGGTGGCGTGTCCTTAGTCATACTACAAGAGAGAGTGAAGGGCCCGCAAATAACCTTGCTGTATTCATCCCCGATCTTGTCAAGGATTTCTGCTTTCTTGGCCTTCTTGAGATCGTCATAGTTGGTGGCCGCTTCTGCAAGATGCTTGTATTCAGCAAGCAAGCTTGCTATTGCCTCATTTCCAGTAGCGTCCATCATCTGACCACCTGACTGCTGGTGAAGCTTGATAATGAATTCACTGTCGGCCTCATAGTCCGGTTCGGGTGCGTCTTCCCTTGCAACCCTCTCCCAGAACTCTCTTGTCTTCTCCCTGAGTCCGGCACCGACGTCTCTATCTCTATCACGGATGATGATTTTTGGATCATTCCCACCAACGAGGGCGGCAATCATTCCCCATTCGACGTTGGCAATCTCAAGTTGATGCTGAAGCTGGATCTCAATATGTGCCGGGGCTTCATCGTCTATCCATTGATTCCTGTAAACAAGACCATCGACGTTCTTGATTTCAAGTATACCTGGGCCTCTTTCCGGGCAGAGTATAGAGAAGTCAAAGCTGGATCCCATGCGGGGTTCATCGCTGTGTCTCATATACTCCTTGAGAGGCTTGACTTCCATACCAACATCTTCAGCAACGCCTTGAGCAATGACGGCTTCCAGTCTGCGGCCCCACTTCATGCGCTCGTTATCGGCAATGGATGTTATCTCCCCTCTGGACTTGATATAGAAAAGCTCGAACTCAGTCATATAGGGTGAGAGTCCGAAAAGAGCGGACACTTCGGTGCTGGTAATATCTTCGCTGCGTAGTTGCAGCCAGTGTTCGTGACTATTTGGGGCTATTATTATTGGCATGGTTGGCCTCCTCTATTTTAATTGCTTGAAATATGTACCCACGTTTAATGGAGGTATTGATTAATCTTACGCTCCAGTTTTGTATGAATCCATGGTGCATAAACTTATCTCTATAATAAACTGATCTTCCTTGGTTGATGCAATTTATAACTCCAAGAATGCCTGTTATCTTTTCTCCTTTCTTATACTTCTTAATTTTTCCTACCCCTCCTTACAGTTATTTTTAAACCTTAATGTCTTCGACTGACATGGGAATATAAACTATCTTTATCTTGTGACATTGAATTACGAGTTCGGCCGCAACCATAATATCATCAATGCCAGCTATTTCCCTTGCTTCGCCTAAATTTTTACGGCCTTTAGTCATGGCTTCCCAGAATTTCTTTTTAGTTTCAACGGGAAGATTCTTCACTTCCTCCTTAACTTGCTCTGGCGTTTTATATTCACTCATCCCCTCTGCCCCTCCTCAATATTAATCTTATCGCAAAGCTCACCCAAGTGAAGGAATAAATCATCATGATCTGGTGAGTCTCTAAACCTCGGATCAGTGTGGAGAATGTACCCAACAATATTATATGGCGGGCAGGCTTCACGCCTAGTGCATAGTCGGCATGTGTTGTTTTGGATGGGATGATGACTGAGCGTCGGGTTAACGGGCCGTGATTCTATCTCCACGGCATTGCCATAAAGTCGTGTTAGAAGATCAATGGTTTCAGCAAGAAAATCTTTTCCGTTGTTGTTGATTTCAATCAACCGCAACGCCAGTGTTTCAATCTCTTTTGCTTTCTCATTTGTCAGTGTAATCTGCCTCATTTCTTCCTCCTATTATTATTCCTATCCTTCCTATGCAACTCAGTATCGGTCCTAATATGACTGGTAAGCATGGCCGCTTGCTGACATGACTTCCATATCTTTGCCGGGATAATTCCTTTTCCAGTGTTGGAAGTCTTTGACTCAAAGCAAATAATCCTGAAGGTTTCAAGGATGCCAAGCAAGGGATAGTGGATCCTCTTGCGCTTACGTTCCCTCAGGTATTGAGAGGTGATGATAATTGCCTGTAGTGTAACTATTGCTGCCAGTGTTGCGGTTAGATTGAATGTCATGGGTTTTCTCCTTTTGGTTGGTTTTGTATACTCGTTAAATGCAATTAAAGCATTAATATTACCCCCTGTCAATAAAAAACTTGCATTGGGCGCATTTTTATTTTATCATGGTATCTAAACATTAATAAGGGAGGTAAGAGATGGGTAAGTATAGCAGACTGGACGACAATCCAGTTCATGACACCCCGGCAAAGAGAGTCCTTGCAAAACTCAAAATGACACCAACGACACTGTCAAGGGCGCTCAAAGAGAAAGGTCATAAGACGCTTAACGCTTCGACGGTTCTCCGGTGGGGGTATGAAGCGCCAAGGGGTAGGGGGGGGCTTATTCCGCAGGTATATCACAGGGATATAATGGCTATTGCCAGGGACAGGGCAGTTGATCTTCGGGCTGATGATTTGTTGTTTGTGTGATAACGATAAGGGTATCATAGGAAAGAAAAAGATAATAATGTTAAAAATTAAAAACCAGAGGTGTTAGCCTTACAGGACGCTGTACCGCGAATGAAAGCCGGATATTGCATAGGGCTAACTGCAAAGACCGGCATATAACATCTAAAGCAATCAGCAGGAGGATAGAATGATAGATATGCCAGAGGCATTTACATCAACCACCCGCAAAGCAGCAAAAGAGCATAAATGTTGCGAGTGTGGAGACACAATAAACAAAGGCGACCAGTATCAATATTCTTCTGGCATTTGGGATGGCGAGCCGAGGAGCTTTAAGCAGTGTTTGAATTGCAGCATGATAATGAATGCAGCGGCGCAAAATGCCGAATATGCTGATGAAGGTCCAGGTTTTCGAGGGTTGCGGATTTGGTTCGAGGAACACCAATGCCGTGGATTTACGGGGCAGGAATGGCTAAGAGGCATGGCCGAACAAATAGGAGTCGAGGCGGAGATGCTGAACCGGCTTCTCCGCGTATAACGTGGAAGCTAACCGGAGAACGAAATGAGTGCAACACAGAAAACAAACACCACGGTAGTGGGTCGGCGTTGAAGCGCTTTGTTATGTTTCTTTGGCGCGGATTGGGAATGCCTGGCGCTTGGATATTGATGATGTGGACATTGTTGATTTATGAGCAAATAAACGGGATGACTGTAGTTGGAATGTACTGGATTACTGTTTGCCTATTTGCCTACTTTCTGTCTCGGATAGCAAATGGCGTAGAAAAGATTGGATATAAGCGGGATGAAACATAACGTAAAAGCTAGCCGGAGAACGAAATGAGTGAAACGGAGGTTTTATGTATCAAACTAGATTAAGTTCCTTTGTGGAATCAATGATGAATGTGGCAATAGGTTACAGTGTTGCCATTGCTTCGCAGATAGTTGTATTTCCGATGTTTGGGATTTATGTTGGTTTAGGAACAAATTTGTGGATCGGGGTGTGGTTTACTGGAGTGAGCCTGATTCGGAGTTATGTTGTAAGACGCTGGTTTAATTCAAGGCTGCATAAATTGGCAATGGGGTTGACAGATGATTGAATTATTAAATGTTGATGCGGCGTTAGTCCGCTCTGTTGGCAGTTATTAATTTAAAGGAGGAATACAATGGAACAGATAGTATTGGCCGAAAATGAAGATAATTTAAGAGTGGCAACAATTTATGATGAGGCAAGGACTGTTGCCGTAATAACTTACGACAAAGGCGATGAGGGTGCTTTATTTGCAACAGACAGTTTTTACTTAACGTATGATGATATTAATAAAATAAAAAAGGCGATAGATAAAGGAGAGCAAAATGAAGATTGAGAAATTAGTAATAAAAAATATTGGTATTATAGGGGATCAGGAAATTGTGTTTAACAAGCCATTAAATATTTTTTATGGCGAAGTCAGGCAAGGGAAAACAACAATATTAAATGCTATTAAGTGGTGTTTTGGCGGCAAGTTCCCGGATGATATAATTAAGCACGGGGAGAGTAGGGCGTCTATAGAACTTCATTTTGACAAGACGTTTGTAATAAGAAAATTCAGAAAAGATAAACATGGCGTAACAAAAGCCGAAAAGATTGAGTTTGTAGATGAAAGTGGAGAATTGGCCGACAAACCGTCTTCGGCTATCGAAAAATTTCTTAACCCTTTTTTGCTCGACCAAAATCATCTTGTTGATATGAATGAGCCGTCCAGAAAACGTTTCTTTGTTGATTTATTCGGGGTTGACACGTCAGAAATAGATAAGGGTCTAAATATTCTTGAAAAGGAAGCGTCTGACTTAAGGGTAGCAATTAAAGCTTATGGCGACATATCGATAGAGAAAGTTGAGCCCATTAACATTGATGTACTCAAGGAAGAAAAGAAAAAGTTCTTGAGTGATTATGAAAAAGAATACAATGAAAATTATTCTCACAATGAAAAAGCCAGAAGAATTAACGACGAAAGAGACCGGGGTTTAAAAAAGGTAGATGAGCTTAAAAGAGCGATAGCTACTATCGAGGAGTGGATAAAGGGACACCCCGAACAGAAGCTAATGGAAATGCCTTCTGTTCCAGACACTTCCGATATCGATAGCAAGATCAACGATGCAGTAGCCCAGAATGCCAGATATGAGCAATACATCAAAGACAAGGGAAGGGCTTCACTCAAAGCTAGCGATCAGGATGATTTATCAGAAAAAGAGGAATATATCCGAGACTTAAGGAAAAAGAAGGCTTCTCTTCTTTCGGAAATTAATGACAAATGTACCATCAAGGATCTTGTCTTTGATGACGCTGGTAATTTTGAGTACGAAGGAACGACTGCCGGAATGCTTTCAACTTCTCAATTAATGAGACTGTCAGGGGAATTGAGTAAACTGTATCCTGAAGGCTTTGGTTTGGAGCTTATGGACAGGGGGGAATCACTGGGTAAAAGTATTTTTACTTTGATTGAAAGGGCTAAAGAGCAGGAAAAGACTATCCTTGCTACAGTAGTTGGAGAGCAACCGGCAGAGGTGCCCGAAGGAATTGGGGTCTTTGTTGTTGAAAATGGAAAGATCAAATAAAATAATATTGACTCGCATTTTGGTATATTAACTTTAACTTACGGAGGAAAGAATGGGATTTTTTGATGATTTGATAGACACAGTTGTAGACTTGCCGGGCAAGATTGTAGAAAAGACAGTTGAAATAGTGGCAAGAGCGCCGGAAGCTGGCGTGAAGGTTGTGACAGGAGCAATAGAAGGAGT